TAAGAATATAGAAGGTTTCTCCTTCAAATACAATTGCATCAGAGGACATATCAATAGTTCCAGACTCTAGAAGTATGGCACCACCTGTGGTGTCTGTGCCACTCTCAATTGTAATCTGTTTTGTTAACTGTTGAAATCTGTGTTTTGCTACTACAAAGGTTACATCACTTAGGTTTTGTAAACCAAACTTATTCATCAATTCCCTTTCACCTTCATAACCACCTTCTGCATTCTCAACATACATTTCAATCTTAGCAGAAGAACTAAACTTTGAAAGTGTATCTTCTCCCAAAAGAGTATCTTCTGCCACAATAGTTCTGTCTAGATAATGAACATCATGGCCGAATATCTGAATGGCTTCTGCAAGCAAATCTCTATAGAGATTCTGCTCTGTTGTGATTGCATGAGAATTACTGGTATGAAATATGGAATTAACAGGCATGGTTTATCCTATCATGTAGTTGACGGGCAACTCAAATGCAAGTTGAATTTGTTCTTCTAATCTTTGTAATTCCTCTTGTGCTTGTGAGTAAAGAGTATCACCATTCATCGTGACACCTCCCAACATTGTGACACCATTAAACTTTGATAAGTTTGCACCCCATTGTCTTTTAATGAGAGCAGTTGCATATCTCTTCAGATACATGTCATTAAACACATCTGTAAATGATGTTGGGTCAAGCTTCCTATAACACTCAATGATGATATATTCATCAACCTCAATATCATTGTTCCAATCCATGTCAAGATAAAGTCTTTGTTGATGCTGACTGAAACGAATAGGAATCTCACCAACTAACACATGTTCTAGAAAGTCTAGATGTTGCAACGTCATTTGATATTCCATAATAGAGGTGGATGAAAAGTCATACAAATCATTTAACCTCAACTGATATCTAAGGTCAAACATATTGGATGTTGTGCTATCAGTGATAGGGAATATATTGACGACAGAAAGAACAGCTGGCGGCACAGGAATGTAGCCATTACCTTCTTTCCAAGTTGCAGTGACAGAACTATCCACCACATCAGTTGCAGTTGTAGATGTGTCAGATGTTGCTCTGGTTATATCTGCTGAAGTGATTTGATGTTTGAGATACATCCTCTCAACACCATCATAGTGGTATTCAGCAAAATATTGAAGTGCCTCGTCCAATCTGTCATCAATTTGATCGTCTGACACATTAATGTCTATAACACCAAAACCAAGAGCTCGTAAACAGTATGATTTAAGAGTGGCTTTTGTTGATGGAACTGCCATATGTTCGACTCCGTTTATTACTTATTTATAAGTATTTAATTGCGATACAATTTGGACCAAATTCTAGTTCTTCTTTCCAACCAGACCACCGTTTAAAACCTACACTTTCATACGCAACCAATGATGTTTCTCTAGGCACCGACCATATCCAAGTTCCATGATTATCTTTTGCATATTTTATGGTTTCAAGTAGTATTAAAGAAGCAAAACCTTGTTTACGATATTCTGGGTCTGTCCATAAACCTCTAGACCTAAAATATACTGAGTCTTGCCAATCATTACTCATAAAACAGCTGTTAACTGACACAAGTTTGTTGTCTTTGAAAATACCGAAGAAAACAGGAAAAACTTCCATGTTGTAATCAAAACCAAAGTGTCTACTTGGATGTCTCCATGTCCATTTGTTGTATGGACTAATACCTCCAGTTCTGTTTGGCCACAAATGTGTTTCCCAAATAAGTTTAATTTCTTCCCACGATATTCTCTTTACCTCAGACATGTTTTTTTATAATTTTCTCAAATTAAAGAAATTCGGAATATGCTTTGAGTGCTTGCTCCAATGTTTCTGCCTTACGAATATCAGTTTTTGCTTTTCTCTTTTTACTTTTTTGAACGATTTCCTGTTCAAACATTTTTAGTTTTAATCTAGAGAGAATATCTTTGTGAACTTCATTTTCAGGGTCATATTCAAATATAAGATCTAAAGGCTCTTCTTCGATATCAACTTCTTTTTTGACAATACTATCTTCAAAAATTTCTACTTTGTTTCTTTGTGCATAATCTTGGAATGCTTGTCTAAATTGTTCACGGGTTGCTTCGTTTCTGTTTTTTGTGCACTCATCAAGTGACTCATAAGAAAATTCTTGAAGCAATGCTAGAAAACGTTCGTCCTTTTCATCAACTGAAACCGAAAATACTGTTGTGCCTTCTTTACCACCATTTGTATGCATACCATCGTCAGGAACATCATAATTATGAATGATGTCAATCTCAGTCAAATCCGCATTTGTATAGTAAGCCTCAACTATCCTTCCAACAAAAGGATATTTTGGTTCACCCTTCGCAGTATAGGCAGCAGTTTCTTCAGACATAGTTTATCTCCTATGTCTTATTTATAAAAAGTTTGTAAGTATTGATTGTGGCTGGAGAACCGTTTGGAAATTCTTGTGAGCGAAAGTCATCACCAACCTGCAATGTTTGATAATTACCAGAACCATTAAGTTTTGTATCAAGCATATTGGTTCCTCTTGCATTACCACTACCACTTGTTCCAACGGAGTATGTAATCTTGTTACCATTAGTATCATGTGCCGCAGTGTATCTCAACCAATTACCTAGTAGGTCAGCAAGAGTGCTTGTGGAAAATTCTTGCACATTGTTAGAACTATCAATAAGAACGGGGGTTCTATTTGGAGTCAGATCAGAGCCATCTCTACGATGAAGATAGTAGTTAGTAATCGTGGTTGGTTGGTCAAGGGTTTCAGGAATACCTGCGGCCGAATATGCTGATGTGTCAGCTCTTGTGTCTGTAAAAACAGCGGTGTCGTCAGAAGAGACTTTAGTGTAGTTACTTGCCGCAGACGCTGACGAAGTTATTGTATATGTTCCACCAGTATCAGAAGACTCAGAGGCAACAATCAAAAGGTCAACTGCCGGATAAACAAAAGTGTCCAAAAAATCTGTCAAATTCATAGCCCGTATAGCACCGGCACTGGTATCATAATATACAGGAAAGGTTGTTCCCGCATCAGAAGTATTAGAGATATCATCAGTTGAAGTATAAGCAAAATTAATTTTATCGTAAGAAACCGTCACTGTGCTCGGTTCAGCAGTGCTAGACTCCGCAACGAAAGCAGTTGAACTTTGTGAAGTTGCACCGGCCTTCAATCTGGTGTCAGTGATAGCATCAATATTCGCTCCACTACTGGAGACAACAGTAAGAACAGCAGTAGGACTTAAACTATATTGGTAAATAGCTTTCTGTGACCACTCGTTGATTTCGCCCGAAGACAATTCAATCAAGTTTCCCCCACTAAAATATAAAGGTGCTCTAACTGCCATTGTGTAGCTATCCTACAACTTTATGTTTTATCTGGAAAATCAGATTCGGCACGCACAGCATCACGTTTTACTTTCAACGCATCTGCTTTAGTTGAACTGCTTTCCATTAGTTTATCCCACAATGCGTCTATTCTTTCTGAATCTGTCACTCCAGCTTCATTGTAAATATCACGCCGTTTGGGCCCGTGCGGTTCTGTCCAAGACCAAGCATTATCAACCCATTTTGCTTTACCACTCGGAGGTGTTGGGCATTCAATAGCACCAGTCGGCACAGCAGGATGATCACCTGATTCTGTAATAAATGAACCAATATAATTTCCAGATGTGTCTCTATAATGTTTTGTCGGCATTATCCTAAATCTCCTCCATACGCTACCACAACAAAGTCCCATTTAGAAGCACTGAGTGAAACTTCATTAAAAGTTGATTGATCATGAATTCTAATTTCTGCCCCTGCCAATACTTCTACATTGGTTGCATCAGCTTGTATTGAAAGACCAGCGTCAATAGTACCACCAACACCACCAGCACCAGCCATTAGAAGATAATCGCCAGTGGCCCAACCTCGTTCACCATCAGTACACTTAACCCAAACTTCAACTAATGTTGGTCTAACTCCCAAACTATGACTAAAAGTATGAACACTATCCAAAGTTATATCAGTTGCACTACTCTCAAACTCTAATGTAAGTTTTGGACTTCCAATATATGTTTTAAGTCTTGATGCTGCTGTTTTTCTATTTGTACCACCAGCACCATCGTCAATAATAAACAAATCTGCATCAACGATAGCAGCTCCAATATCCGTAGCACCATCAATATCCAAGTCTACAACAGCAATACTTCCATCAGGAAACACTGGTGCTTGACTAAATGTTACCACACCATTAGAGGCAATAGCAATAGAATCAGTATCTGATGTATGACCAATGTTTGTACCATTGATGATAACGCTGTCAACAGTCAATGTTGTTAACGTGCCGAGTGAAGTAATGTTTGTTTGTGCCGCCGTTGTTAGTGTCACATCAGCAACATATGTTTTAATTCTACTAGCGGCTGTTTTTCTATTAGTTCCGCCTGCGCCATCGTCTACTATAAACAGGTCTGCATCTGCTAGTCCAGCACCTATATCAGTGCCACCATCAATATCTAAATCTGCAACTGCAATAGATCCATCTGGGAACACTGGTGCTTGACTAAATGTTACCACACCATCAGAGGCAATAGCAATAGAATCTGAGTCACCAGCAGAACCAATATTACCAGCATTAGCAATAAGAATACCACCAGAATGTGTTGTTTGTTGACTAAATGTAGTTTTACCATCTGAAGCAATCGCGATAGCATCAGTGTCACCAGCAGAACCAATGTTACCGGCATTAGGTATGATAAGATTACCACTAAGAGTTGAAAGACCACTTACGGTCATTGCTCCACTAACAGCAAAAGTTGACCCATCATAAGTTAAGCCAGACTCTGCATTAAAAGTATTGGTACTTACAGAAGTAAGAATACGGTTGTTTGATTCATTATTAATAGTTATAGTACCAGACGTAATATTGCTAACGTCTGAACGCAAAGTATTAAACTCTTGTCTGAATCTTTCTAAACTATCAGATGTCGCGACTGATGCTGCTGTTACTGTAGCCATCGTTTTATTTCCCTACCAGTTGTTGCAATAAAGACTTTATTTCATGCATTTCGCATTTAATATTATTTATTTCTCTTGTAGCGCTTCTTAATTCGTCTCTTTGTTGTTGAGCAGCCTTAGAACGAGCAACTGCTCGTTCATAAGCAGTTCTGTTTGTATTTACAATAACACCAGAACTCATATCTCTTGAAAGATCTTTGTTTTCCTCAACTTTTATGTATTCTCTTGTATTCATATTATGTCGCCAACGCAATTGCTCTGAAGTCTTTGATTCTAGGTGCTGATGTTGAATTAGTTGCTTGCATTACAATCTTGATTGCAAATGACACAAACGGATCCAGTTCAGTACCAATACCGTCATCAGTAACACCGGCAGTAAAAACATACTCACGAAAATCAGTTATACCAGTAGAAGCACCAACGGCAACATCTGGTGACCCATTATCATTGAAGAATCTCCAACCTGTTTCGTTAAAGTCTGTCTCATCATCCTCTCGGAAAATTTTATACATAACTTTAATTTCTGCATCAGAGCCTCTGTTTGCAGAAAGGAGCACTTTCAATGCAGTCGCTTTCTGTTCAAGTTGTATCTCTTTTGTACAATAGATTGCAGCGTTATTGTCACCATCTGGTTCTGTTGAAGCAAAATATTCAGATGTCGGATAAACATCTGAAGAGGAATCAATGTTGTTGATTCTATTTGCAATCGCAATCATAGACAATCTTTGTGCGTCAACAATCGGAGACAAGTTACTTGAAGTTGAGCTCAACTTAAGATCTAACGACAAAGATTTCACAGAAGACATCTCATTGTCTTGGTTAATATCAGATGCCACAAGATATGGAACATTATAATATATATTCTCATTTACTGGAACATTGATTGCATCAGCAGCAGAGGTCTTCGTAAAAGAAGTTTCCGAACCACTTGGACTTGTTGCTGTTGACGGCCGTTTCTGTGCTGTCACACTTGTGCCAGGAAGTTCAAGTAAACCAACTTGATACTTGGCAACATCATACAAAATGTTTTCCGTGGCAGTTGCATCCGTACCACCATTTCTAGACCTTGTGCTTGATGTACCATCAATAACAGCCGTCGCAGTTGAAGAAACAGTATAACTGTCAATCTCAACGTTTGCAATTGCAGTATGTGTCTTATTGATTTGTGTAAACGGAATCTTATGCAACATATACAACTCAACTGTTGCGCCCTCTGCGTGAGAAGCAGCAGTCGTTGAGTCTACGGCTCTGGTTGCACTACTAATCGTGTTTGTACTGATTGAGGTATAAGAAATAATCTCATCATCAATTTTGATAAAGTACACATTAGATGCATCTCTAGAATAGACACCGCTAGTGTCGTCAAAGTTTGTACCAGAAGTCAGTTCAATAGTAGTAGAAGATGTAGTTATCGCCGCAGACAATGTTGTAGTTATTTCAGACTTCACATTAGCGATAGTCACATTATTTGAAGTAGAATACATACCATGATCTGGATGGAACACTTTGATTACCGCACTACCATCCAAGAATTCCAACGGATTCTTTTCAAGAGACTTAACCGGATTGCTATCATTAACCAGAGGAACTGTACCAGTCAATGAACTGAATTCTGCCCGATAGATGTTCATCTTCAAATCTTCAGTCAAAGATGGTGCCCAAGTTCTGTTGTTATGACCTTTGAATAGAACACCAAACTCTGGTTGTTCCGAAACAGTTCTGTCTGAGAACAAAACATTTTGTGCAGCATCAGCGGTTCCACCAACTTGAGCCTGTGCCAATGTAGATTGAACCTCTGTCTCACCCATTCGTGCAATCCAAACTTTGTATGTTGGAACATTAGCAATAACAGCAACACAGTATTCCAACCCAGACTGTAAATATACTGGCGATTCAAATTTGAAGTTAGTTGCTGTCTGAGCAGAAGTGTCAATAACAACATCATTAGAATCTTTAACCACTCTTCCAAAAGGTATAACTCTCGGGCCAGGGAAACCATTCTGCACTTCCCTAACTTCTACTGTGACAGGAAGACTATTATCCTTTGATTCAAAGAAAAGGTCTACACTTGTCACAAACATACCGCCACGCACATCAACCAAGAAAGTTTGGGCAAGAGGGTCGCTGTAGTCTAGACCCTCATCGTCATCACCTGGGCCCAGGTCAGCACTTGGCTCCTCGCCGTCGTTGACGGTTTCCGCTGTAATTTCAGTAGCTTGTGAAACTGATGTTCGCCTTACCTCAGCATTTCTTGTTGCAATAACAGTCTCTTGCAAAGTTTGTTGTAGACCAACGGCACTATAGTTTGTTTCACCAGCAGTAACAGGGTCAGTAGAAACTATGTTTGTAGGGCTTGAAGTTAATCTAAAGGAAACTTGACCTGTTCTAAACTGAGGATTACCACTAATTTTAGGATCAGGTATAGAGAAGGTTCCTTTGACTCTACCACTGGGACTTGTTATAATCGCATCACCATTAACCAGGCTTGCGTCATTTGTTGAGAACCCAGCCGAAGGTCTGGTGAAAGAGGTTACAGCCTGTGCATCAAAGAAAGGATACACCTGTGTATTTGGTAGAAAATCAAATCCATCAAAAGTAATATCTTTTGCTCTTACAAATGGAATTAATGCGGTTGAGATTACTTTCGTTCCTCTAGACTCTAGATCAACTTTTTCAACAACTTCTGTTCTGACACCAGTTCTAACTGGACCAGTTGTTCGTGAACCAGCATCGATTGAATCTTGAAAACTAACCTCAACATTTTCGTGAAGGAAAGATTGAGAACCGCTCCACTGTGTTTCCCAGGCATTCCAAACAGTACCTATATTAGCGGATGCGGCTATAGAATTGAAGTTTCCTCCTTCATTGACAATCAGAGCCGGTGCAACTTCAGTTTCAAACCAGTCGTCACCAGAGGGCGACAACGCTATTTGACCAGTCCAATTTGAAAGAAGGACAGGCGTAACTCTTTCAGTTCGCGTTGCATACGGTTGTTCAATAGCGACAACCTCTGTGTAAGGTAGAGTAAATACATCTCCTGTTCTTTGATAATTATTATTGGCTCTGGCTGCATCAGTCGCGTTTAACTCTACGAAACTAACATTTTTATATGTTCCTTGAGCCCGAAGTTCATTTCTCTCCATATCAATAGAACATTTATAGTCTTTGTGTTCAACATCACCAAGACGATGACCCTGAAAAGCATCAACAACAAAACCAGATTTAAATCTGTTCAGTCCGTTCGCATCAGTGATTTCAAAACTCTCTGCTTGACGTTCCAAAAGAGAAAGGTGTGTATAATACTCAAGGTTACCAATACGGGTTTGAAGATTACCAATATCTTTCATGGTAAACCGTTGATGTTTCTCTCTGGTAATTACAATATTGTCAACTGAAAATGTATAAGCAGGAATACGCATACTGGCCAACTTCATTGAATTTTCAGATTGTGATGGGAATCTGGGTTGTTCATCAGATGCACTTTCAATAACTCTAATCTTACCGTTAAAAGCCATTTCAACAATTGCATTCTTAGGTAAGTAATATTCAAAGTCTGCTTGCACCAAAGAAGTTGGTTTTGGACACTTACTAGCAGAAGAACCCGCGCCAGTAAAAGAACGACTCATAATACCAAATGAAAATCCGGTAATCTCATCAACAGCCGTATGGTCTGCTCCTGCACCAGTGACATTCGCCACTGTTGGTCTGAAGTCAAAAGTATTTTGTAGTCTGGTATCTTTATATTTTGGAATATCAACATAATCCATTCTATCTGCTTCATCAGTATATGAATCCACGGTGAACACATCGCCAGTGCCGTGTTCAAGATAATCATAGATTACAAGTAGTCTGTTTGTAGGAGCCGCGGCACCTCTACGTCTTACGATTCTAGAGATATCGTAAAAGTTATCTCTTTGACCGTTATCAAAAGCAAAGTCACTTGTAATAACCTTATCACCAAGAGTGACAGCAGTTAGTGTTGCAGTTGCACCAGAGGATGCACCAGTGATAATATCAGAAGTTGAGAATGCAGACCCGGCAGCGCCAGTCATTACAACACTCATTGGACTTGTTGTATTGATAATTCTTGCAGTTGAACCACTAACACTACCAGTGATTTTTTCACCTCTTGTGAATGTGCCAGTTTGTGTTGTAAAACTAATCGTAGGAGCAACAGCATCAGTAGAAGCGGCAGTCGCCTCATACACAGCAACCAAGGCAAACGCATCAGCACGACCCAAAGATATTTCTCTATCACCTGGGCGAGTGCCATATGCATCTGTTGTCCCAGTGTCCACTTTGAGTTGTTTCATCAATCTCGTTGTCTTGGTCTTTGGACTTACGGCAGTCTTCAACAAGGTTGCCATAACTTTAACTTTTGCACCACCTGAACCAAACGCACCAAGATTAGTGATAGTCAACTGTGATGTGCTACCACCAGCAAATCCAGTTGATGCGCTAACAATATCACCCTGTTTGGCAGAACCATCACCGCCGGTTAAAATAGAGATTGTGTAATCTGATTCACTGTGTGCCAGGAATGTTTCGTTGCCACCACCAGCAGATAAAGTGATTGCACCAGCTGAACTTGCGGTTGCAATGAACTGCTGACGGAAAGTATATTGTGTATCAGAGACACCACTATTCGTTTCTGTTAACAACGTCTTGACAGGAGTTTTAGTTAGATTGAAAAGATTAATATTCTTCTCTGGCTCAACAAGTTTAGCAACTGGTGCAAAAGAACGAGAACCACCGCCCGTGAAAGTTTCTAAAGCCAGTGTCCCACCATCTTCCAACTGATAACGGTCATCTTCTTTATGAGTTGTTCCAACTTCTGGACTACCAAAGAAAGACAAACCTCCACTTTCAAATGTTGTTTGAACATCAGCAGTAAAGTCTTGACCACTATCGCCACCATTGTCTTGCATATAGACTGAACGAACATTTTTCAAGTCAGGGATTATAACGTCACTAATAGTAAGGTCAGCATTACCTGAACTCTCTATAATCTGGTCAGACTCAGAAGAATCTGTTATTGTTACTTTTTCTCCTGAACTAAAAGTGCCAACAACATTAACTAAGTTAACAACATTGTTACCAGAACGACCTGAATCCATAACCAAACCAGTGGCACCACTTGTCACACCTGTTACTAGTTGACCGCCACCAGAGTTTGAAGATAAAATGGTTGGACTGACATCAGCACTCATAACAAGTGACGTGATAGCATTGATATCAAACAGATACAGTCGATAGGTCGCATCGTTTTCACCAGCGGTGCCAGAATCATACTGATATGTTCTTACACGAGCCACACCTATTTGTATACCTGTTGCTGAACCTCTCGTTGAGATGTTGGTATCATACAGTTGCAATTCATTGTAACCAACTGTTTCACCGCTAATCTCTGTTACATCCGGTGTGCCATAAACATTTGTAACTTGGAGATAGTTCCCCAAATCAGCAGGAGACGCACCCGCATTTATAGTATTAAAATCTCTACCTTTCTTAACATCAACAAGAGTAGGTGCAATTTTTTCTATCTCATATCCTCTGACATATGCTTTACCTGGCGATACTTGCAATGCCATAAAATCATCTGAGGCTTTATTACCATCTCTTGTGGTATCACCAGAAGTATAGACACCAGTAAAATCGGTTTCGCCAACACTAACATTGACTGACTCTTTCATCTCAAAAGTAAAAGGTCTTACAGTATAATCACCAGATTCATCAAACGTTCTACGTGCCAATGTCTGTTCAAGAATGGAATATTCAGTGTCACGATTAAAATGTTGAAGAACACCATCTTCTACTCTGAGAATTTCAATAAAATCTTTATCATCTTTAGAGTTTAATTCTTTAGATGTTAAAGTGAGCGTAAAAGCTAATCTATGTGCACCTTTCGCATTTATGTTCGATGTGCCAGTCGCGTTGTCAGACAAACTCGTGTCTGACTCTGGTGTAACAATCGTTTCTACAACTTGAAAACCAACTCTTGCATTTGCATTGTTGTTATACTTTTCTACAACAAGTGTTTGGTCTTCAACATCAACAAAATAACCTCTAACAAAAAATACACCAGCCGATTGTTTTACAATGACAGATTTACCAGTTACAGGTGTGGTTGAAGCAGTGTTTGCAGATTTAGTTGTTCTTAGAACTTCAGATGCCTCTGTTATTAGTGAAGGAACATTTGCTTGATATGATGTGCTACCATGCTGCACCGCTACATCTGCACTTAAGTTTTCACCAATAGTGAATGAGTCAAAACCAGCAGCATCTAATGCGCTACGAGAAATAGTAGTGACATCTTCAGTGAAAGTTCTGCTTCCAGAAAGATTGCTGGAAGTATAAACACCAAAAAGTGTTGCCGGGTCTGTTTCCGTTGCCTCAGTTGCAGCAATCACTCTAAACGTAACACCAGACGTGGCTCCAGTCAGTGTAACGGGATTGTCCTCATTTACATACTGCGAGACATTAACAGTTTCGCCACCAAAGTTACCCTGGACCTTGATATATCTCGGTGCCTGAGCATTACCCAAATAAGTTGTTGCACCAGGGATTATTACAGTTCCATCTTTAAAGACATGACTGAATCCCTTTTCGATTTGATTTTGCAGTGTAGACTGAAGTCCTGTTAACTCTCTTGCTTGAATAGCAAAACCAGGACGAAATAATGTCTTTACATGATTCTCAGTTGAATCGAAATCATCGTAATACGGTGCTACGTTTAGATTTGTAGATTCAGGCATTTAGAACTCCACTATAACTTTAATATCTTCAATCTGATCGTTTGACCGACTGATTGGTTTACGATTTTCTAAGTAGATAATGTCTCCACTATCAGCATCTAACTCAGGGTTCGCATATCCATCTGTAAACGTGATTGTGTTGCCTCCAGCAAGAGTTACAGCAGAATCAGCATTTGCATCTGGCGTTCCTGTTGCACTTGATGTTGCTCCAGTAACAGCGTTTGCACCACTAAAGGCAACGTATGCTCCAGTGGTGCCATTTGTTCCGTAATCACCAAACCTTTCCTGTGAATAGTACAGAATTGAGTTTGTAGAATCCCATTCGACAACTTTACCGATAGCACCAGTTGAAGCTTGACTAATCTTTTCATCACCATCAAACGTACCAGACTGTGAGGTAAGTTTCAGTGCGTATGTCATTCTTGCTGTGCTAATTGATGCAACAGAAGATGTTCCGTATGTATTAGGATCAACCACAAGACCGATCTTTCTAAAATCATTTCCTGTTGTAATATCATCACCTTCGGCACCTGTTAGAGTTGTTCCCAACATAACATAATGGCCGCCGAGTTCTTGCACAGCATTAAAACCGTGACCACCTTTTGGACCAATTACTACTGAAATAGATCCACCAGAACCACCTATAGCGGAAGCAGTGCTGAGGTCGGCATCAGAAAATGTAAAACCACTTGCAAGATTGACCGTGCCAAAAGTATAACCACTTCCCGCTGCATGAACTGTAGTATCTGTTCCCGCCGTCAAACCAAAGGCTTGAATCACACCACTCGACACGGTGATTCTTACAATCGCACCAGAAGATGTGCCTTGACTTGTACCATCACCATAAACCGCTGCATAGTAAGTCCCGTTTGTATATCCAGAACCAGCAGTGACAATCAAGGAATCAATCGCACCATCTGTTGCAGCTCCGCTGACTGTGCTATCTGTAGCTACCGGCATAAAATCAGCGGTAAGAAAGCTATTGATCTGAGCACTTGTCAAAGAATACATATATTGCAACACATAACCACCTAACGAAAACGGAGCATTTGCAGTGCTTGTGGGTTCAGTGCCACTATAAGCAGTTCCAGCATTGTTGTCCAACACCTTATACACACGGAAATCAGAAGTCATAAAATAAAAAGTGGAATCGTATAAGTTAGTAGCACCAGACGTTGCTGTCACAGAAGCACTATAGTCCGGCCGGTACATATCAAACTTGGTACTGTTTGCCCAGTTTCTACGTGGAATGACACGTTGAACTTCTGAAGAAGTCACTTTTTTGGCAGCAATCATATCGTCCCACGAAAAGAACTCATCAGAAGGACCATCAACAGGAGTCGGTGGCGATGCATCAGAACCGCCACTCGTTCCTGAAGTATATGGTGTGGACTTACCTATAAAAAGATAATAGGTACTATTCGCAGACTCAGTGAAAGATTCCTCAAACTGGTCGGCGTTATGAAGTCTAAATTTTTCTGTGATAATAGCTGCCATTTCTATTTTCCTAATTTATATTTATGATGCACTACCAGCACCAATAACTGTTTTTAACGTTGAACCAGATGAATTCACTATGAGCAAGGTAGAAGAACTCTTCAACATATTCCCAGTGACCGCATCAGAAGAGCCGGTTGTTATAACAGTTCCGGTTTCATTGGGAAGTGTAATTGTTCTATCTGCTGTTGGGTCTGTAACTGTTAATGTGGTTTCGTTACCATCATCAGTGGCACCCTCAAAAATAATTGTTCCATCTTCAGTAATAGCCAAAGACGAACCTGTGATTGCAGCAAAAGTACCTGCTGCCGCTGAGTTAGCACCAATAGTTGTTCCATCGATAGCACCTGCATTAATATCTACAGTGGCAAGAGTTGCCGTGCCCGTAGTAGAAATATTTTCGTTACCAAAACTAATAGCGCCAGAACTATCTGTTATAGAACCAGCCGCAAGTGCTAATGTTCCTGCGTTTACAGTCGTAGATGTAAGTGTAGTGATTGTGGCTGAAGTTTGTGTCCCTGCAACAACACCACTAATATTAGGAGCAGACAACGATACAACAGTAGCCGATGCGCTGATACCACTACTTATGGAACTGCCATTACCAAGAGCAGTATACAACTCTACAAAGTTAGCATTAACTTTGGTTGCACCATCTCTTAGCGTGTCACCGCTACCATCATTAGCGACTGCACCTAATCCTATTGATTGATATGCCATTTATTGCCCCTCATCTTCTATTATTTATAATGATTATTATGCAGCATCAAAAGTTAAAATTGACGAATCAAACGTTCCGATCTCAGAGTCAAAGGAATTTGCTTGCTCCGCAGCAGATAGTGAAATTTCACTTATTGGTAAAGCAAGCCCGCCCTCTTCAGTTGTTGCACCAAGTGATACGTTCAATGTGTTTTGTTCCAAGAATTCAATCGTTCCAGATTCTAACAACAATTCATCACCAGCATTCGTTGATGAACCATCTGTGCCATTCAACAAAACAAAACCACCCTCATTTCCTGGCACCAGATTATAATTTGTACTCATAAGTTGAATACGATCACCATCGTCCCGGCCACCAGTGCTATCCAATAACAGATTTTCTCCAACATCAGTACCAGAAGCACTCGCATCCAAAATAACTGCTGAACCTGCATCACTTTGTGCGGCGTCAGTGCCGTCTAGAAGAATATTACCCCCAATATC